TTCAAGGATTGGCACCAGCTCGGCGCGCGAGACGCCGGCCGCGATGTTGTAGTTCACGGTCACGCCGCCCGCGGATCCGCCGCTGCTGCCCATTGCGCCGTTTGGCACGATGCTGCCCGAGGAGCTGGGCACGAATAGCTCGGGGCCTTTTTCGCCGACCATGTAGGCACCGCCTGCGTTCACGGGTCCGCCCTCGGCGCGCATACCAGAAAGAAACGTCCCGATTCCCTTCGCGAGAGGCTGCGTTACCATGTTGCTGAAGACGAGTCGGACCAAGTCCTGCCCGATTGCGCGAAGCACCTCGCTGAGTTTTTGCCCGCTGAGAATTGCGTCCTCGAATCCTGTGGCGAGAATCTGGCCAGCGTCGTCGAAGAGTCTGTTTTGCTCCTTCATGAGCGCGTTGATTTTTTCCTCTTCGGCTGCGACTTGGGGGAGAAGCCGAATCATCTCCTCTTGGTCTTTGATTTTCTGCGCCGTGCTTTTATCCTCGGCCTTCATGTTTAATGCAAATGGCTGCACTTCTTTTCCACCAAATGTCAGGGCGCTCAAACGCTCTTTGTCGGCCGCAAGCCTCAACTGCATTTGCTTGAGGTCTTGAGGCATACTTTGAGCGCGAAGGGCTCCAGCTTGCTTCTGAAGATCGTTCAGCTTTTGCGTCTCCGTCGTGTCGTCCTTTTTCAAATCATTCAGAACCTTTTGAACCTCGATCTCTTTTTTCGCGGTAGCGACTGGGTCGCCTTGCCCGCGCATCGCGTCGAGTTCTGCACCAAGCGTGACAGCGAGATTCCTTTTTGCCGCAGTTAGTTTCTCCTGTGACATTCCTATCTGGTCGAAATCTTTTTTCAATTCGGCCAGCGTTTCGCCAGATGCCTCAATTTCTTTTTTGAATCTCACCAATTTCAGGTCGTCGAGCTTTTTTCTGATTTCATCTTTGGTGAGCGGGCTGAAAGCGTTTCCCATGCTGATGCCGACCTGCGCCAGAGCCAGCGGCAGCTTCATGAAAAAGTTGAGCGTCCCCTCGACAAGATTCTGCATCTCCATCGCGGCAACGATTTGCTCGTCGCTGAATCCTACTTCTTCACCAGCCGTCGCGACCTTGTCCAGCCGCTGCTTCATCATGTTCAGCGCGCCCATCACGGCCTCGCCACCAAACGCCAGCTTGGTGATCTTGGAAAGCCCTTGCGTGGATTTCTCCAGCTTGCCGAGCGAGTTTTGCACCGACGCAAACGCCGCCTTCGTCGCATCGATTGCTTTGAGTGTGAATGATGCTTCAGCCATGATGCTTTAATTTCCGGTTTTGGTGTTCGATGTAAACAAGCCAGCCGTTCAATTCCTGCGCTGGCATGGCGAGCACTTCGCTTGCGAATTTGCCGAGACGGTCCGCGAGAGCATACACGGCGAGGAAGTCGGCAGCTTCTCCGCCGTGAATCAGTTTTTTAAGTCGTCAGGCCTCGGCCCGTTTTCGGCCAGAATGGCGTTCGCGATGCGTCCCACGACGTTGCTGTCGGCCTTGTTCAGTAGCGTCGGCTTGTGCTCGATCGTGAACAGCTTCGCTCCGTGCTCGTCCGTGGCCTTCATGATCAAAATATCGACGAGCAACTCCATGTCGTTTTCTTTGCTGCGCCGATAGAGCCGATTCTTTTCGCCGAGCGTGACCGGCGATGCGTGGACGACGAGCTTCCACTCGGGCACGTCAATTTTGCGCGTGCCGAGGGAGGCGAAGTGTTCTCTGACGAGGTCGATTGCTTCCATGTGTTGTGTGTGTGTTTTCCTGACGTTAGCTGGCCGTAAGCGTGCTCAGAGCGCCGTTGCCCTCGAAGGCGATTGAGCCCTCGACGATGCCGTCGAAGCTGGCGGAAATGTCGAATTTCGTGACGATCGCTGAGCCCCCGTAGTATCTATCCCCATTCGTGTCGCCCTCTGGGTAGAGGTTGAGCGTCACTACGCTTCCGATGGTGATAAGGAGCTGGCCCGCGTCGGTCTCGTCCCAGTAGAGATCGCCCGATGCGCTCCACGTTTTCATCGTTGCGAGACGGGTGCGGTAGGTGTCGCCGATCACGGAATCTTCGACGGTGTCTGACGAGTGGCTGAGCGAGTAGTTTCTCAGCTCGCCGATTGCAGTGGTGGAGATTTTGACGAGGCCTTCGCGGCCGAGGTGGTTTGCCATGTTAGTCGGTGGTTAAATAAATGCAGTTGAAAGTGTGCCGAGCCGTTCCGAAGCGTTTGTCTTCATCGGGCTCAATAACATAGTCCACACTGTTAAGATGGAGGTCGCGGCATTGACCCCCGAGCGTCACGTCAGCGAGGACTGCGGCCTCCACCGCCGCGCTCCCGGTGTCGAAAAGGTCGTCGATCAAATACGTCCCGCTCTCGGCGATGAAGTAATCGACCACGAGCTGCAACTGCCGGTATTGCGTGCGGTTGCTCGGCCCGAGCGTGCGCACCTCGATCTGCTCGCTCACGGCGTAAACCGCTGCCGCGGGAAACGAGATGCTTGCGATGGTGTTGTTGCGCCCGCGAAGGATGTTCGCGGTAGGCACGACGAGCGCGCCGGTCAGAGCGTTTGCCGTCGCGGTGCGGATGTTGGTGCGTGTGCTCATGCGGCTGGGGTCTTGATTTGCATCGTTCCGATAACTCGGGTGAAGCCGAGATTGACGGCCTTGTTGGCGAGGACGGCGGCGACTTTCCTTGTCGTGATTTTGACCCGCGAGTTAATGGCCCCGTCGATCATGCGTTGGTAATTCGGTATCTTCACGTTATCAGCCGTGGCCTTAATAAATGGCTGCGGGCCAAAACTAAAACGCACCGCGCCAAAAAGCAGATTGCCACCCGCCTGCGGTTTAAGTTTGTCGCTGAATTTCTTGTAGCGCGCGCCGGTTACTTTAGCCGACGACCTCCATCCGCTCACGGTCCAACCGACGCGGTCTTCCATCGTCTTGCGAACGCGTCGAAAATCCAAACCGAAGGCAAGGGCCAAGGGCTTTCCCTCAACTCTGCCTTTTGAGTTTCGCTGGCTGCGATGGTATTTCTTGATCGCATCTTGGCTTTCTAGCAACGGCCTGCCGTAATAGTGCGTGAGCTTTGGATTATTGAGCAGCGCGCGCAGCTTCTCGATCTTGCGATTGCGCACGTATCTCGCCATCGACTTGTAGAATCCGCCCTCGGTTGCCTTTGCTTGAAGGTTTTGATAAACCAAGGGCTCCGCGAGCTTCGCAAAGTCCGCGCGCACCGCGTTGACGCCTTCTGATTTTTGTTTCGGTCGCGTAAATTTAACGATGGTCTGAATCGCGTATTTCGCTTCCTCATTGATTACCAAGCCGAGATCAACCCTTGCCGCTTTCGCCAATAAATGGAGCTGCATTTCAAGCCGCTCGAAACTGGTTTCGATGTCGATCATATCGACTTTGCGACTTCGATTTCGCAGCCCGCGCCCTCGGCATCCAAGGTCACGCGTTCGATGAAATAAGTGATGCTCGCGCGAGAAAGCGTCTGGGTGACTTGCGGCGTGGCGCTGACGCTCGACGTGAGCAGGAACACCGTAAACTTGCTGTCGGTTCGACGCTGGTCCTCAAACTCCGAGAACGCATCGCGCGACGATGACCAGATGCCGGTGACGCTCACGCCCTGATAAGTGAACGCGACGCCCGCCTGCTCAAGAATCGCCGAGAAGTCGGAGTTGATTTGGGTCGGGTCGAAGTCTCGCACGGCTGCCATACTTATGCGCCGCCTGTAAAATAAAACCGTGCGTGAAGCTCCGGTCGGTTCGCGAGTAGCCACGGCTCCGCGTCCTCGTAGCACCGCTGTGCGTCCTGCCCGCAGGTCTGGCTTCCGACGTGGTGAACGTAGGCGCGCGAGATGAAATGCCGCCGCTTCATGTCGAGGCATTGCACGTCGTCCGAGAACCAGTTGATCGGCGGGAAATCAACCCACGCGTCGCGGTGAATCCACGCGCAAATCGGCGCGATGACCGGCGTCTCGACTATGTGCCGCTCGGATTGGTAGCGCAGGAAGTCGATTTTCCCGCGCCCGCTGCGAACATTCTGCTCGCCGCGCGCGTAGTCCGAGCGCGTCGCGACGTAGCCGAGATCAGGCACGACCTTGCGCAGATGCGCGACGTCCGCGAGTAGCAACGCCCACGTCGTCGGCGTGAACACGATGTCATCGT